TAAAACGTAAGCAGGTCTAATTTGCTCTGGTGCATCAGGAGAATAGATAACTTCAGGTGGAAGATTTACAACTGTGTAAATTCTTCCGATCCAATCAGTTCTTAGTTTAAATTTTTCCCATTCTACAGTTCCCAAATTTTGATTAATGGTTTTTTTAAGGAACCTGTAATTCTTTATATCTGTGATAACTCTTTTGAAAGGGTAATTCATGACTCTTTTCTATTCTTAGATTATATGGAAGGAAAAGTTACAGCTGATCTACAAAAATGGATTGTAAAGATATCAATCGTTAAAAGTAAGATTTATTCCAGGGAACATTTCTCTCACCTTTAATCTTGCTCTTCTTATTCTTGTTGCTATCGCTCTTTTCTTCATTCCGTGCTTGTCTGCTATGTCCTGATATTTCATTCTTAGTATTTCTCTATCGAAAAGAATATCTTTATAAATAGCAGGAAGACCTTTCATTTTTTCTATGACGTTCTCGTATAATCCCTCCATCTCATTCTGATCCTCGTTACTGAAAGTGACCTCGAACGAATTATCCTCTTCGAATTTATTTATAGAGATTTGCGGATCATCTGAACTATCATCTGAATTTTTTATGATCTCTTGTATGATAGGCATATACCTATCCTCACATTTTTTTATAACTAGTGATTCGTTCCTAGCTATATTATAAACCCAAGTTGAGAAATTTCCTCTAAGAGGATCGTACTGGGCTATTTTTGTCCAGATCTTAGCCATTGTATTTGAGACAGCATCTTCTGCTGCTTCTTGCTCCACCAAAATGGATTTACAGTGGTTTAAAAGTCCTGGTTTAATTCTTTTGTAAAGCTCTACGAAATCCTTCTCTGACGAAGTCCGCATAAAGCTTTCTGCCAATTCCTGAATGTTTTTTGCTGCCATTTTCCTGATTTTTTTAAATTTCTAGTTGTTTTATTTCAATTCCTGCGTGTTTAAAGAGTTCGAATGAATCCGTGTTTCTGTATAGCTCTGAGAAGACAATTCTTTTTATTCCTGCCTGAATTATCAACTTAGCGCAATCAAAACACGGAGAGAGAGTTACATATAAGGTAGCACCTTCTGAAGTGTTGGTACTGGTTGCTATTTTAGTTATAGCGTTAGCCTCGGCGTGTAGAACTATGGGGTATGTTTTATTATCGCAATCCTCGCATTCATTAGGAAAGCCTGAGGGTGTACCGTTATATCCGTCAGATATTATTCTTCTATTGTTGACTATTAAGCAACCGACCTTACTTCTCTTACAGTGAGAATTTTCGGCCCATACAGAAGCCATCCTTAAATATAACCTATCTATTTTATCCTGCTTGCTCTGTAGTAGTTGTGGGTTCACTTTGTTCTGATTTGAGTTGTGTAACCTCTACTTTAAATCTTTCTACTACATGGAATACATCGCGAAGACGGAAGCTGCCAAGCAGATTTAGGATTTCATTGACTTCCTCTTCTGTAAATTCTGATTTTTCCTCGTTACTTAAATTTTCCAAACATTTGCCATAGTTAGCGTAGGTTGTTAAAAAATCAACCGATGCCTTTCTGAGCTCCTTAGTGATCTCGTAATTTTTCGTCATTTTAATTTATTTTATTTAGTTAGTTACAAATATAAGAGATGTTTTTTAAAAAGTAAACATCAGTCAAACTTTTTTGTTGTCGGAGTTACTAACAATGGACCCGAAAGGGTGTCATTTAGCTGTGAAAGAAGACCTACCATTGCTTCCATTTTCTTTGATAGTTCCTCCATCGAATTGCTTCCCTCAGATTCACCTGATTTACTAGGCTCCTCTTTTTTTTCTGTTCCTGCTCCACCTTCCTGTGTAGTAGAATTTTCAGTTTTTGCTTGGGAAGAATTATCTTCTCCTACCGTACTTGTAGTTGGTTGGTTTGGTTTCTCGTTAGATACCTTCTCCGGAGAAATTGAACTACTCAGCTTTTGGGTAACGGTTTCTTTTATACCTTCCGATTTTGCAAAAGTTTCAGGGGAAGCCCCAACTTTTTCTTGAATTTTTTCTACAGTTGAAACATTCTCTGGGTTAGTTGGATTATTTGAACCTGTTTTATCAGAGGTAATCGATGTATTGTTAGATTCTATGGATTTTGGACCCTCTTTATTTTCACCAGCCTTTGTTTCAGTTTTTATCTCAGTCTTTGATTCTAATTTCTCTGGACCTCCCCCAGTTGATCCCCCAGTTGATCCCGTTTCACTTTTATCACCTACTATACCTTTTGCTAGCTCTACCCCTCTACTTTCCAGCTTTTGTGCTTCTCCAGTTCCGCCTGCTTCAGATAGACCAAGAATACCCCCGAACATTTCTTTTAGGAAATCCGCACCTGCTTGAGAACCTCTTATCATCTCTGATTCGTTTTTGCTTCCCTCTATGCCGGTAGCTCCAGATTTATCCCCTGTACCCCCTTCTTTATTAAGTAATTGAGATTGTGCACCAGTTGCAGATGCACCGGTCGCATTTTCACCTACTTTAGTTTCACCCACCTCAGTTTTTGCACCTTCTACTGGAGATTCTGCAGTGGTTTTTGGTGCCGATTCTATAGCTGCTCCTGTTGCTCCTGTTGCACTAGCAGCATTTTCATTTTTAGATTCTAATTTTTGTTCTGCACCGGTAACGCCTGCTTCAGATTTTTTCTCCTCTGTCTTTTTCTCCTCCCCAGCTTTTTCTATAGATCCCCCTACTTTCTCTGTTAATTTAGTGGTGTTTTCATCATACTTAGCAGACATAGCCTTAACACTCTCGCTGTCAAAACCTTCTTTCTCTAGTATTTTAGCTAGGGCAGATATAATCGCATTATTCTCTGGTGTAAAAACACCAGACGGAACACCAGTTGGGCCAGGATTATTTATTTCATTCAGAATACTATATAGTGAACTAAATAGCTTATCAAAATTATATTTTTCAGATTTTATTTTAGAGTCGAATTCGCTTTTTACGTCTTCGAAAGCTTCCATATCTTTTATTTGGCGTGCTCCTATATTCTCTACTATTTTTGTTACAGTACCAGTTTTTAATACCTTGGCATTTTCAACCTTATTATAGGCTGCTTTTTGTGCCATGTCTACTATTTCCTTACCGTCTACTGCCTCACCTTTTTCTATTCTTTTTTCTATATTCTTTTTATCAGATCCCTGATTTGAATATGCTGAAGTATAGTAAATAGAATTGGGATCGTATGCGGGATCTAAAGCTTTTATATCTTCATTAAAAGATTGATCGTAGAATTTTTTGGCCTCCTTAGATACAGAGTCTGCGTCTCTCATTGCATCACCAATCTCTCTGGTGATTGCTCCTGTATTACCAGAGTTTACTTCTTGGTTTATTTTAGCCCTATCAAAAGCTTCACCTTCTGATTTAAAAATTGGGAATTCCTTTTCGTCAGCCAATGTATTTTTTACTTATATACCCAAAAAATACTTTCTGTTATATTTTTGGTTTTGAAAATGAGAAAGCTTCAACTAGATCTCCTTGAGCATTCTTTTTATTTTCCGCTTCTATTTTCTCGTTTAATTTGTCTATAAACAACTGATATTCATAGAATGGAAGTTTCTCTAATGAGTCAATAGATAGCTTATATTCTTCCCATAGACGGAATTTAATATCAAAGTAATTGGCTAAAGATATCTGAAATAACGAAAAGAGATCTGTACCCTCTGGGAAATGATATTTGTGCTGTGACCTCCCCACCACAGCTATTACATTTACTATAAATTCTTGATTTAGTTGCAAAGTTGATCTTTGAACTTATCTGATCTGCGATTGAGAATTGTAGCGGAGTCCATTCATTAGATGCTCTCTCATATTGATCATATGTTCTTTCATCTAGACCTCTCCAGTCTGGTATAATAAAGGTTGCAATATTTGCAAAACTCTCATCGAATTTTTTACCTTTTTCTTTCTTGTCTTTTATTATTTTTCTGCATACAGTAGTCACACCAACTGTAGGAATGTAAAGATTCATTTCCGGACTTCCATCCTTAGGAACAAATTTAAAAGAGAATGTGTCTCTACTGTATCTTTTTAGTATTTCATCCTCCATTACAAAGCTATCTAAAAGATTAGCTTTTAATTCTATCTGATCTGCTATTTCGCAGTCAGGTTTAGAGCAATTTTTAGTGACTGGAAGAAGTATTCTATTCTCTCCTTTAATAAAAGTTAAATCTCTTATTGACATTATCACGAAAAATCTATCTTCGTACCATAAATCATAATGCTCTAGAAATCCACCATTCCATCTTATCTTCATACATTTAGATATAATGGTGTTTAGTTTTTCGTCTAGATCTATTCTATCAGCTTCATCTACTGTTGAATATTGTCTAATCTCCTTAACTTCAGCAGCTTTAATAGCTATTTCAAATCCTTCTGGATATCCAAATCCTCTGGATGGAAGGGATTCAACTGGAATATTTTTCCATTCTGATTCCATACCCATTGGGGTTCTTATTGCTTTTCCTAAGCTGTTAGTATTTGATTGGTTATTAACGGGGTTAGGAGTAGATTGATTATTTCCTTGTGAATTTGGGATCCAATCAGGAATCTTATAATCACTTACATCCTTGTCATATTCAAACTGGGATTTAGATTCTTTTTTAGACAGCTGGTCCAATAAGTAATCGTCTTGATTCATATCCATAATTATTTTTTTTATTCTTCCAAACCCTTGGAATACTTTATCTCTTCCATTTTTTACTCTGTTTCCTCTTTTAGTTTCTTATCTCTGGATAAAAAAAAGTATAACCCAAAGAAGAGTGCCGAAAGGAAGTAGAAAATTGAAACTGTATGCCAGTAAGAATTCGTCCATTTCATGATTGTCGCGAAAAGGATATCGAATCCGAAGGGATTGAAGAACGTTGCTAAGACTAGGCAGATTGATCCTATTTTTTGTTTGTTCTTTTTGTTCACAACTGTCGTCCATGTTATTTCTAGATGTGCATTTTAGACGGAACCAGATTCCATAAAAAATGGAGACTTTGTAGAGTCTCCATGTATATATTATTCAATAATTATAAATAAAAATTAGTTAAATAAATCTTCGAAATAATCTGCTCTAAATGATAATGAAATTTTATAAGGTGATGTTCCATTAGTATAATCAAGATCCATAGCTTTTATCTGATCAACAGGGAAGCAATTAACTAATTTAACTCTTCTGAATACATCCCCTTGTTTATTAAACATAGAGATAAGAATATAAGTTCCTCCAGCATAGACAGATTTAATTCCTGTTGCCCCTGTTAGAGGATTGTAAACTAAGTCTGACCACTGTCTAAGAGTCTTAAACACGTAGTTACTGTTGTTATCATCAAGGTTAGTTTCAAAATCTAATCTGATCTTTACCCCCGTATCATCAACAGCTGCAGCAGCATATCTTCTTCTTGAGAATTTATATCTTTGTTCTGCTATTCCTGGGTTTTTATCTACCGCTAATCCAGTAATCGAAAGAACATTCTCTACTAAAAGAGTTCTCCCTCCATTACCCAATGGGTTAGATATACCAGCAGGAGGCTGGATGAGAACCTCAAATTGATTGAGGTAAACTGGTTCGTATAATTGAACTGCTGCTTTAGAAGAGCTAAAATGTGGTAATCCTGCCATTTTCTTTTAATTAGATGAATATGTCGTCAAAGTAATCTACCGCCCAAGTAACATTCAATTTGTATATACCTGTTTGTGTATAATTCAAAGCCATTTCAGTGATAGGTGACATTGGAAAGCAATCCTTAAGGTTAATTCTTCTATAAACATCCCCTTGTTTATTGAAAACGCTTATTAGAATATTCCCTGTGTAATTGTTCTTTAGTCCCATTGCGCCAGTTAGTGGATTGTAAATTAAATCCGACCATTGACGTAATATCTTAAAAACGTACATTGAATTGTTATCATCGAGGTTTACTTCAAATTCGATGTCTACGTCCAATCCTGTTCTTTGTGGAGCAGCACCTGAGTAATATCTTTTAGCAAATTTGTATTGCTGTGTGATTTCACCTGGGTTCTGATCAACTTGTAATCCCGAAATTCTAGTCACCTGTTCGAGAAGGATGTTACCACTTCCAGGGTTACCCTGCGGAGCAGGCACACCCGGTGGAGGAGTGATAGTCACCTCAAACTGGTTAAGGAAAACAGGTTCGAATTTATTAATCGAAGCCTTTGAACTTGTATAGTGTGGTAGTCCTGCCATTTTGTTTAATTTATATATTTACACTTATAATTAACCTTCAAATTGATTAACTAAATTGTAAAAATCCTCCAGAAGCAATACCTCCAGTTCTAGTTACTGTCATACGGTTAATAAACTTGTGGATACCTCTTGCTGGTTCGATAATAACATCGATGATTCCGATATTTTGATCGATGATAGCAGGGGTATTATTTGAAGAATCCATAATTGTTAAATAATTATAGATACCTCCTACGGATCTTACTCCAGTTAAGTAGTTATCAACCAATGTCTTAATCTCCAATCTAACCGAATCTTCGTTGAAGTCAAATACGTAATTAGATAGAATTTGTTCTATAGCACTTTCGATAGTGATTAGAAGATCTCTAACGTGTAGATTGTTGAAAGCTGAATTAGTTCTTTGGTAGCTTGTTTGGTTACCGTAAATAACCACACCTATTCCTCTTTTTCTGATGATAGGATTGATACCAAATGGCTCTAAGTACTCTCTATCTTGTAAATCAAAGTCATACTCAAGACCTACTAAGTTACTTGCTGAGATTATACCTCTTTTCACACCTGCTACGATTGAATAAGGTTCACCTGTGATAAACTTACGGATGAAGTTATTAGAAACGTATGCTGCAGGAGGAACGTTTAAGTTCTTATTGTTCTCTCTGATAGTCAAGAAAGGAGCAAAGAAACCTGAGAATTTAGCTCCAAGATCCTCGTCTGGTAAAGAGAAAGTAAATGAAGGATTTAAACTTAAGTTACCACCATCTGCAATGTATCTTGGCTGTAATATTGGAGCCGGATCTGTAGCAGTTGGAGCAGAAGTAAATCTAGGATCTGTAGAATCTGCAAACTTAGCCATTGAAGGAGCGTTACAGATTGCCATACATTTTTGTCTGTTCTTAGCAAGCTTAGTAAGTTGATATTTACAGTTTGGTTGTATACCTCCGTCAAATGTATCTACAATATATCTGAATGTAATAACGTCTGTATCAGCTAGTGTTCTTGCTAAGTTAGTGTTATAAAGAACGTCGTAGATCTCATTCATTCTTGTATCAGTTCCGTTAGGTACAGAAGCTGCTTTAATAGCGGATCCAGGAAGATATGTGAAATTAAATGTATTAACAAACTCTTGGATTGACTTGAATTTCCAAACTCTTGAGTAAGTTCCAGGATATAGTTTAATAGGTCTTTCAGTCTTAACCTGTACAGTATAAATTCCAGGTGAAGCGGATGAAGCAACTTTTTTAACCTCTATAACTCTGGTCAATCTTGATTGAAGATTCTCGTTTAAAGGATTGTCATAGATCTGAACGTCAGTAGAAACTAGTAGATCTCCAACCTTAATTCCAGAAGAAATAGCAATTGCATTAGTAAGCTCAACAACGTTTGGTTGTAATTGAGTAATAATATCAACGTAATCGCTTATATTACCAGCTGTAGAAACTATATTAAAGCTAGTACCTGATGTTTGATTTGTCCCTACAGGTAAAGAGCTAATATAAGTTGTATTCCAGTTAGCAATAGCTTCTGGTGTAGTTAATGCTTCGTCTGAGAAAGCTCTAACTACTAGGATATTAAATCCGTCTCTATCTACGTTTTGCTCAAACTTTAGATATTGTAATAAAGTACCTGTATCATCTTTCCAATCTATGTCACCGTCTCCGATGTTACCTTTAACCCAATCTCTATAGGCATTAGAATTTTCATAAGCTAAGAAGCTATCGTCACCTACTGGAATATCAGGAGAGAAGAATACGTCATCTCTATCGAAATAATCTGGAGTACCTATTTGATAAGCATCCACTGTACTTTTATTTGTTTCATACCAAGGCTCAACATATGTTGTACCTAAAGTAGAACCAATAAGAGGGTGAGTAAGCTTCATTCTAACCTGTGTTTGAACACCAGTAGCTAAAGTTGAGTTAGTGATTAATTCACTAGATATGATCTTTAATTTAACTAGATCACCTTCGTAGAATCCTAAATATCCTGGCGTAGGTATAGAAGAAGTAACTTTTCCTAAAATCCATCTTGCTGCAGGAGCTGTTGTTGATTCAGTAATGAATTCCTGTAATGTTGTTATTTGATCGTCATGGTTAGTAGGGTTAGTGAACTTAGTGTCCAAATTAATCTTACTGCTAGATAAAGTCCATGTATCAAAATCTGTAACAGGAATACCTGCATACGTACTAGCATTAAATAGGATGTCTTCTAAAAGAGGTCCTGTTTCTGGTAATTGATCAAGTCCTGTATTAGGTGAAATTCCAGTATCTGCTATAGCAGTACCACCAGTTGCACCATCTACATTTCTATAGTATGTGTAATCTGCAAAAAGATTTTGACTATATGAAAGGAAATTTAGATTCTTAGGTGTAACTGTAATATCAGCATCTGGTCCTACCTCGTCAATTATATGGTGACCAACTAGATCGAAAACAGAAGGATTATTTAAAAGATCATCCAAAGCTTCTTCGTTTACTGAACAGAATATACCAGTAGATGGAGTTTGATTATTGATAAGTGTTTGAATATACCTTAAAGTTCCATTTTGATCTGTGAAGTTAGGAATGATAGTACCAGTTGCAGTTAGTACAAGATTTATACCGTCTTGAGCTAAGAAATCGTCTATTTTAGATTTAATAAATCCTTTGCTTGTGAAGAATCCGCTATAAACTGGGTCGTTTGCTAATGCTTGGTAATCAGTCCAATTTCCGCTAATTACTATAACATCTATAAACCAATCTGATAGGTAATCATATTGATCCATGTAAGCAGGAACGTTGTCTGGTCCGAAGTATTCTCTTGCAGTTATATCAAATCCTCTTAAAGGGAAAGTTGAGTCTAAAGATTTTCTTACTATTACACTTACTGGGTTTTGACCAAGATTAACAATACTAAATAGTTTGCTTGAATCAGGTCTAGATCCTGAAGTGTCTTCAGTAGCTAAGAAATATTCGGTAGATGGGAACCAGAATTTCTCTTTATTGTAATAAGAAGAAACAAGTTTGTCTTGCTTTGTTAAAGGATCTGAATATCCTCCAGTTGCATTAGCTCCATTTTGCTCCTCTGTATCCATAGAGAAAGCTCTATATCTTGAAACGTCTGCACCAGCTGCATAATCTGGATCTTGAGTTACTTCATCTACAGTATTATTTAAAATTCTAAGATTTAAAGCAAAAACAGGGCCTGACTGCAAGCATGTTAAAACTGATCTATGGAAGAAAGACCCCTTTTTCTCTAGGGTTTTGTCTATTCCACCGAAGATCGTTTGGAATGTGGTGATATCAGGGCAGTATACTGGAGTGTTGAAAGGTCCAATATTAGAATACCCTACTACCAATCTTATTGTTTGCGGATTAATTATGATGTTCTCAGAAGCATCAAATTCAAGAGTATAAACTCCAGATGCTTTAAATACTGATAAATCAAGTTTAACTTGTTTGGCCATCTTTAGATTTTATTTTTTGTATATATCAAAGAAGTTCTTTTACTAGGACTTCTTTTTCTATCTATATATCATACTTCCTCTAGGAATCAAGGAGGCCATTTAAGAAAGTATAGTTTGAAATTTCCCCTTGCTTATTAGATGCTGCATCAGATGACTCAGAGAGTCTTTCCTCTATCATTTTTTTAAATTTCTCTGGCAATAAATCATAAAGATCACTGACTATTTCTTGGAAATCTCCATTTTCAAAAATACAGTTCACATCAACAAGAGTCATTGCTATATCATCTTTCCCTATTTGGCTAGTAAAACTCCCATTATTATTCATCCCAAAATTTGTCAATTCGTGGATTGTGTTTTTTTCTGATGGAATTATTTTATAGGATCTTGTGTTAACTTTAAGATCGTAACAGAATTTTTCCTTGTTTCTAACTGTAAGTTTTACTCCGGGTTTTAATTTAGCGGAAGCTTCTGAATGTTTAGTATAAACAAAC